TGGAGACTCTACGCCCTCGATTCCAGGTAGTCTCTTGACCCATTCCCAGTCCCACATATTCTCATCAGTCTTGATGTCTATACAGGCGGGCTTGTACATAGAGGCTTGCTTGATCTCGGTTCTACCGCTTGCAAGGTATCGCTCAGGACCACTATCGACATTCTTGTCCTTCCACTCATCGTAAGGGTTCCAGTTACTCTTGTCTAGAAAATCCCTAGAAAAGTATTTACCCGCTCCGCACTTGAACTGGTGGTCGAATACCAACTGCTCCGTCTGGGAGTTGAAGAAGTGTACGCCACGTACCTCCTGATAAAAGGGTCTTTTTTTCGCCACCCCCTCAAAGACCCAAGGGGCAATCAGGTCATCTGACCCGACAATCATCACGCCATCGATGTCTAGCATACGGCAAGCGTCGATTCCCTTGTTGAATTTGGCTGCCAGTGGCTCATTGAGGCTGAACGCCTTTGGTGGATTTAGTTCACTCCACAAGTCACACTCTAGGTCCGACAGCACGGGAACCACGAACAAACGAAGGCCCCGCACGTCTAGCGACTCGTAGTACCCAATAACTCTTCTGGCTAGTTCTTCCCGCTTGTGAATGGGGATAACTACGGCTATATTCATCATACGTTGTACACCTCGCTTATGATCCTTGTGTCTAGTTTGGTTAGTGTGCTAGGGTCAAAGTTCGCCACTTGCGTTATGTTGACCTCACCCTTTGCCGAAACGAGCAGGTGCTTACGCGCCTCAAAGGTCTTCGCCTTTGGTAGCCTTCTCGTTGCCGAAGCATCTAAACTCGAATCTAGTAAATTATCATACAAAAAGCAAGTCTCTGGTATCAAGTTCTTGTGAATTAAGCGCCCTGGACCAATAGGTTCTCCTGCCCTCTTGCCGTGATACCCTTGCCAGTAGAACGACTCGTCTGTCATCCAATCGTGCATAATGAGGTCGGTGATGCCTACGTACTCGACCCCTTCTTCGATGTACTTGATGTACTCATCCCATATTGTCGGCAAGAAGAACGTGTCTGAACCCAAGATCATAAAGTAGTCTGGGTCAAAGAGTTCCTTTGCTGTTTCTATAGAGGCATTGAACTTCCTTCCCAGTGGGCTATTGTCTATTTCTGTGTACGCAAAGCCCCTTGAGGAAGCCTCTAGTCGCGTCTCCTCCCCTTCTGACCCGCTAATAGAGACGGTGAGGGATATGCCCTTACGCCCTGCCTTGATTACGTGTGAGCGTATGTGGTCCAGGTACGCTTCTCGCATCTTGGGTCGCTTCCACACGGGCGTACAGATGGATATTTTAATCATTGAACCTCCTCTACCTTTATCTTCATTGCGTTTGGGTCCATCTTTAAGACCGCCCTTTCAACTTGAGCTTTACTTTCACAAGTGAAGCACTGCTTCTTTGAGGACTCATCCCAGTATCTGCACCACGATGCTACGTATACCTTCATTGCGTCTACCTCGTCGGCGTGTTTGCTTGTCCTTCTGATACAAATATGCCTCGCGTCTTTCCTATCTCTTGCATTATGCGCAAGGTGACGTCAAGGTGGTGCAAGGTCTTTGAGTCGGACCCTCGCTTCCGTAGGGCGTGTTTGACGTAGATGTACACGATGATGTCCACCCACTCACGGGCTGAGACATCGAACTTGTCCTCTATCTTGTCTATTATGGCTAGGAAGCGGGGTAGTCGATCTTCTGGTTTCATTTTCTGTTTAGTTTAACTGAATAGGTTATCTTGAAAAACATTGAAATCAATATAGGGTATGCAACGGCTCCAATGCTCACGATCTCACTGACACCTGCGGCAAGCATGATGCAAAAGGCGGTAAGGGCCATGAACATTTCGCACCCTACGACCGACCAGAAGAACGGTATATCTTTGGAGTTGATCGAAGCCCACGACAAGCCGCAGAACACAGCAGACAGCAACACCGCAACGAGGAGGAATATCATTTGCTCACCTCTTTTGGAGGTTCCTGTACAGGGGAAGACGGTAGATCCTCGTACCTAATCCCCTTCTCCGTACTGGACTCCGGTTGGGCGGGAGGAAAGGAACGATCAAGAAGATTAATTGCCTGCTCTAATTGGGTACTGGCGTATAAAAGGTCTGTTTTAGGCGGGGTGATTTGCCTTAGCGCATTAAATAGGTGATTACGTACAACAGACGGCACATATATCCATTGAGGTGTCGGTATCGTGTGACGTACTGCGACCAATGCCATTCTAATGAGCGACTTCGCTTTATTTACATCAATCACCATCATAGTAGCAGGATGGTATTCTGCGGGATCAGAGTATTCGTTGACCTCTCGGTTGTACCAATCCCAATCCCCTCCCTCCTTCTCCGTACTAGAAGCATCTTCGATGCGTTGATCCGTAGGATCGGACTCCGATTGGGCGGGGTGTATTCCCTTTTTAGTTGCATATCCCTCTGGAAGCCCAAGCGTATCGCGTAGATTCTCCCACAGTTTGTACTGATCGCCAGTACCACCGACTAATTCCCACCGCCCTGCCTCGTAGAGAGCAAGTGCAGACTCCCTCAACCCCTCACCATCAACGGGAGCGGATTGGAATAGAGATAACAAGTCAGATACCAGTACCACGCTACTTTTTGCATATCCAATTCCATTACAACTTTCACAAGAGGGCGCAGGGTATTCTCCACCTTCCATTCCGTTGCCAAAACACCAGTTACAAGTATCATCCATTTCAAAACCATGCTCTTCGAGGTCGCACCATTTTTCCATGAACTGAAGGGTTAATCCCTCACCATCAGGCTTCGCAACGTCATCGGAGATGACTTGAGGCGGGACGGGGTTTCCAAACCACTCTTCAAACTTGGCATAGGCATCTTCTTTCTGCATCTCCCAAATCGGATCAGATTCCCCTTCGGGTTCGGGCGGGAGTTGGGCGCGAAGGGCATCCATAACAGCATCCCAATGATGTGCGCCAATAACGGGCTGATCGTATGCACACTTTGTGTTTCCGCAGCAGATAATGTGGTGATCGTCAATCCAGTCTGAACTACCACACGCACACGGCCCATAATCCAATTCTCGCTCTTCGAGATTCCGTAGCAATCCCTTGGATTGCGCCCTTGTCGATTTAGTCATTTGCTCACCTCGCTATACCATATGCCCCACAGGGCGATTGCGAAAAATACACCTATAATAGCAGATACAATTACCGTTTCCATGATTACCTCTTGTTTTTTGAACCTCTAATGCACCTATCTCCAATCATAAAGTAAGCCCCTAACTGTTAAAGTGGTGTGCGTGGCTTGTCAGGTGCCAGTTGTGTCTCAAAGTAATCCAGTTTAATCGGCTTCATGTGGCATTACGTTTACGGTCATTGATAAGGTGTATGGAGCATATATGCGATTTGCGTTTATCTCAGAACACTTCCCTTTACGCCCCACTCGGTCCATAATAGCAAAGCACTCTCTGTCCGCGTTAGAATACTCCTCATACAATTGCGACAAAGAATCGTACCTACGCAGTCCGCTGATAACAGAGGTGTGATCAAACGGCAACCTCCACGATCCGCCAATCCTCTCTAGCGACCAGTTGGTGACTTTGTATAGAAACCTAAATACATACATTCTGGCATCAACAAACTCACGCTTCCTCGTCCTAGACATAGGGTCAACGCTATCCACATCAACCCCAACCTGACGAAGTGCAATTTGCATAAGCTCTCTTACGTATTCCGAATCCGTCTTGATTACCGTTTCCATTTATTACTTCTTGTTTCTTGAACCTCTAATGCACCTTTCTCTAATCACAAGACAAGCCCTTAACTGTTAAAGTGGTGTGCGTGGGGGGCTGTTAGGCCCCCTCAGATGTCCGATCCCACTCGTTCTGCTCGTTTTCACGACACACACATTGTGGAGGTGGCGGGGGTCGAACCCGCTTCCGAACAGACTAAAACACGCATTTCACTAGGGCGTTTATTGCGCTCATCTGCCCGTCGATACCTATTCACCCCCGTGATACTTTTTTATTTTTGCGACTTGTAGACGGCCCTAGCGATCACACTAACAACGTCTTTCCACGCTTGATTGTAGCCCTCCCACCAGATAGTTTGCTCTGGCGAAGCCTCACCCTTGGCTGTCTCTGATGCTGAAATAGCGCGATAGCCTTGGGCGCGTATCTCATCTGTTAGTAGTTTAGCCTCCGAGGAAGCCTCGTCAATTTTCTTCTTTAATTTTGGTGTCATGTCCTTGCTAGTTTGTAATTCATCGTTGGTACGTGCTGACCTGCGTGATTCTTTTCCCATATACGTTCATAAATCGGGTACTCCATTTCCCCTGTTTTAGGGTTCATGTGTGGAACACGTATCTTATCGGTAGCTCCGAACCCTGCTGTCTTTGACTTGCCCAAGTCCAGGTTGTTCCCAAGCCTAGGTCCATCTATGAATATTATTTTAGCCATTCTTTCGGAACTTCTGGGCCCTGTGCCCAAATGATGTCGTGTTTATCGCAAAAATCAGCGTAAGAGGTCTGAGAGCCCTTGCGAATCTTGTTTTTAGCCCTCATAAACAACATCCTTATGTCTAGGTCTGGGTTTTGTTTTATCACTAGCAACATTTTCTTCCTCGAAGCGTGATCCCACTTACCCTTTGCCTCTATGATAACTCCGTTTGAAAGAGTAAAGTCAGGTGTGTAAGTGTGCTTAGACTCAGGAATGGCGTAGTTGATCTTGACATCCTCGTAGCCAAACTTCCGTCTTTTTTTCCTCAGTCCCTTGGCTACATTTTCCTCAAAGTGGGATCTGTACGGGGGTGTTGGCGGTGTTTTTCTTCTACTCATTTAGCGCCTCCTGGTACAGGAAAAAAGTCATCTCCGACCATCTGGTAATCATCAAATTCACGAGATAGAAGAGGTACTCTGTCCTCGCAGTGCATCTGAGAGAGCATCATCTGCCTCGTGTCAGCAATAAACAGGGAGACAATCCGATCTCTGACTTCTTCCCGTTGCTGCTCATCCCCCCTAATGCCCCTCACCACATCGAAGAATACGTGCCAGTCGTCTGCGTTGAACAGATCCTCGCTATCATCATCATCGCCCCAAAATTCAAAGTCTGACATCGTTAAAGTACCTCTATTCCGTTGTTCTTGTAATATCCCGTGCGGTGATCCCAGTTTTCCGTGCTCTTACGCCACTCGTACTCTACCAATAGTCGTTCCAACTTCTCAAATGCTGTCTCGCGGAAGTCAGCGCCTCTGTAACGCTCCTCCATAAGACGCTCTGACACGTCGAACACACGGCAATCTAGGCGACCTGTGGTGCGAACCACGATGAGCCCTTGTCTGAATGTCTCAAAGGCGGGGTAGTCTCCGCTTGCTCGCAGTAGGCTACCGTACAGCGCCCGTTGCGTGTCGTAGTTGCGCCCCTCAAAGAACCACCGCCCCGTGATTTCACTCCACGGCTTGCTAGTAGTCTTTACGTCACACTCGCCAAATACAGACGACCAGGCAACGTCCACCATTCCCTTCACAAGTAAACCAGTGGTTTCATGTATGCCTGTAAGACATACCTGAGCGTCCCCAGAATCAACGATCTCCTTTGCCCTTGTGTGACCTAGGGTATTTCGTTTCATTTTCTTCAGCACGTTGCGCTGTTGCTCTGAGAGGCTGTTGCGGTTGCTCTGTAACTCTAGCCATCCCCACCACGACTCGTGCAACTCAAGAGCCTTTTTTTCGTTGGGTTTGGCGTAGCAACTATTGTACGCCTGAACGGGGTCTACTCCGCTGAGGATAGCCTTTGCCATCTTGGACTGGTTCTCACCACTTGGAGCCTTCACGTCCTCAACGACCGTCCACTCTTTTCTGAACCGCTCTGGCTCAAGAAGCATCTGGTCGAAAGCACTACCCATCTTGGTTGCATCGTTGCCCTTGAAGGACTCAAATGTCGTTGCGGGTTCGTCTTGCATACGCTTCAGCAGCGAATTGCTCACGGCATCAAAGCCAAAGTATTCTTCTTCTGTCCAGTTGTGGACTTTTACGTTCGTAAACATCTTTCTTTCCTTTTGTTCATTCGCTATATACGGTTTTGTCAATTAAAAGTCAAGCGCTATCTTCACTCTTAACGCTAACTTCACGTAGTTGGAATGGGTCAGCATCTCTAATCACCTGCAACACCCTAGTGATGTTGTCATCCCAGTCGATTAGGGATTCTACGTTTCGCACGGCTCCCATGATCGTGTGCCTGTGCTTGCCAAAGGCGCGCTCCATCTCAGATGAACTCCACCCTAGAACGGTGTGAGCATAGTAAAACACGCAGTCACGGCAGAAGACGTACTCTCGCACCTGACTGTGTATCGGTCTGTGCTCAAGCAGCTGTGCATCCATAGATGCCTTGTACATCTGCTCCATCCACTCAAATCTCTTAGGTTGTACGCTTGTCTTCACCTTTTCACCCCCTATCCTGTTTTCTTTGTGTATTGATCGTGATCTTCACAGTAGCTCTGGCCCTGGTACGAGTGCGTTGCAGGTGCTCCACACACCACACAGGATCGCACCCTGTTAGCTGTTACCTCTGGCTTCGCCCAAGGCGCTGTTTTCTTCGACGGGGCAACGGGAAGCTCGTCATCCTCCCACCTGTGACCTCGAAGGTACACGGCTAGTGCGGGCCTGAATTGCTTGTCGGGAGTTGCTTGTACGAAAAGCGGTACGTGCTTCAGCACCTTCTCTCGTGTCGGGTCGCTCAGTTTATTCCATAATTGAATACTCCTTTTCTTTTCTACCTTCTTCCCATAAAGATCCCACACCATCCCGAAGGGATAGTTAGTATCTGTAATAGTAAGAGTGTTATTAGTATGTTCGACATTTTTGTCTAATGGGGCCTTGCCCTTTTTGTCTAGGGGGTTAGACGTTCCTGTCGCACCCTTAGACATTTCTGTCGATAGGTATATCTTTCGGTTCTCGTCAGGATCTCTGATGTCCTCGCGCCTAATAAACCCCTCTGACTCTAGTTGCGTAAGGTATCGGGTGATCTGCCTAGTGGACGTACCCGCGATCTCTGCTAACTTGCCATTAGAGGCAAAGCAGTACCCCTCCTTCTTGGCAAGTCCTGCAATATCGCCAAACAACAGCTTGGCCCCCTCAGAGAGAGCCTTGCTGTGTCTGACGAGTGCAGGTATCACGATGTAGTAGCTCATACAACCCCGTGTTTGTACTTCATAATCAGTTGACCCATTTTGATAGACGCTGTGTACGAGTAGCCCAACAGTGTGGGTATGTACCCGTTGGTCAGGTCCTTGTCTGTTGCACTTGCTAGATTCGTAAGCATTGTCCTGATCTCTTCAAGTGCTTCGATGTCTTTCTCATCCATTTACTTACCTCGATATAGGTGGATGCCAAACTGGAATTTGGTGAACGCCCTCCGTATCGCCATGCTCTCAGCGTTGCTCTGTGGGTCGCCGTAGGAGTCCGTTGTTGAGTCCTCACTACCAGTCCCTTCGCGGTAGAACGTGCCGTCAGCAGCGTACACAGTCACCCCAACGGTCATCTCGTACTTGCCTTTGTCGTTGTGGCCTTGCTTGACTATCTTGTAGTCCCATTTTCCACCAGTCACGGCATTGAATATCGAGGATGCCTCATACCAAGGATAGTAGGAAATTGTCTTCCCTCCCATTCTTTTGGTGCGAACCCTACTTGGGTAGGGCTTTGCTAGTTCCACTTGGATTTGGTCTATCGTTTTCTGTGTGTTTTCCATCTTATTTCTCTCTTTCGACTAGTGTTTGAATGTGCTCTTCAAAGATGTACTGTACACCCTCGTCGATTTGCTTTTTGTACCGCTCGGTTTCGTCTTCTGTCAAGCCTGTTACCGCGTAGTTAGTCAGGCTTGGAGGCACGTAGTACCTCCCGTATTCGTAGCCTGCATCAAAATCCAGGATTTCAACCTTCGCAATTAATGGAGGCTCCCCGTATTTATCGGTCGTGATCTCTAACTCATATTCATCATCAAAGAAAATCTGCATAACTACACCTCGTTTGCTTTTTTTCGTTTGCGAGACTGTGTTTCGTGGTCAAATACGTGGTACAGCGTGTCCTCTACGTTTTCCAACACTTCTTGTAGCACATCAGATTCCTTGGCGTACTGGCTCAAGGCTCCTGCAACCTCACAGAGTGTGAACGCTACGGCTTGTGCTTCTGTTTTGTCTATGTTGACTCTCATCTTTTTTTCCTCTGTTATAGCTGCGAACACATATTCGCCATGTTGTTGATTTCAGATCGGCTCGGTAGGTCGGTGGCTTCGGTGGCTTCGCGCCAACCTTCACCGTCTCCGACCATCCTCCCGACTTCAAAAGCAGTATACGTAATTCCCGAAGCAAACGCAAGTGAAGATACGATTAAGATTACGTGTGCTGCTATTCTCTTTGCTTGCTTCATGATCAGTTAACCTCAAAGTCGAATGTTTCTAGTTCCAAGTACTCACGGGTGTAGTCGTACCCGTCTCCCGTGTCCCAACAGACACCTTGTACGCCTATTACGTAGGTAATGATCCCGTCATCGAGAGATAACCAACCAGTAAACCAGTTGCCATCCACTTCGGAGACTTCCAGTTCTGCGTCAGCCCAACCGCCTAGGTCGCACAGGCGTGGAGGGATTTCAGGGTGTTTCTTATTAGCTTTCATCGAATATCTCGTTTAGTGCGTTAATTTCTGCTTGGTGCTCGTAGGCATCCTCTTCATCATCATCTGCTACCGCCTTTGTGGTGGTTAATCTCAAGGATCGCACCCGCTTATCCCAGTAGTGGTCTGGGTCTTTATGCCAGTCAAACCACCAAGTTCCAGGATCTGTGAGGTAGTAGCTATTTTCTCTTGTTTTCATTTTGCTTCGCGTCTCATTTTGTAGTACCAGTCCCATTGCGTGTCGTGTCCGTCCTCCCAGAAGGCGATGATGTTGTTGCCGTTGTTGCGCATATTATTGTGGTACGGCTCGTGATTGAATCCTTTGGCTCCTTTCCCTTTAGACCAGAGGTCTTTCCAAACCCCGTTATCTTGAGTTAGTAGTATCATTTTTTCCGCCTGTGTTGTTTCGGTGTCTGCTCCAATACTACGGCTTCCTGGATTAGCATCCTAGTGAAGATCGTGTGAATCGAGGTCTTTTTTTCTCGGTTAGAATGTGTCCATCATTTCTTCCAGTTCAAGGATCATTTCCTCTACTGGTACAAAGGTTCCGTTAACTCGCTCAACGATACCCATATCTAGTGCCAGTCGCAAGTTGCGAGACATCGTACCCGTTGAGGGTCTGCCACCGCCGTTTAGGAACGCGCAAGTTGCATCGGCTAGTGCCTGAGCATCGGCATTTTCCGCGCCGTCTAGGATCATTATAGTGTCAAAGTTGTTCATTTTTTTCCGTCCGTCTGTGTTAAACTTGTACCCAATATAGATCAACTGGATTTACAAAGTCAAGTGAAGATACCGTGAATCGAGGTCTTTTTTCCGCGGGTCTTTTTTCGCCCCCCTACCCAACCTCATCGGATCTTAATAAATGACAATGTCAAGGCCTTCACACAATCTTCATATTTGATATAATCAAGTAAATTCATCGGTTTCACGGTAAATTCATAAATCAGGTCGTGGGCTATATTTTGGCGGAATGTACGGAAAAGAAAGTTAAGAAACACGGAAAATAAGTCTAGGTTTCTAACTTTTTGTACCGTATTGTATTGGCAGACACCGAAACAAACCAAAAGCCGAACCGATGAAAACGAAACTAACACAGATCTTAATAGCAACCTTCACAGTCTCGGTTGCCACCTTGGCGATCGTACTGAGCCTGAGCCCATTGATGACAATTGGGCTATATAGCATAGCACTAGGAACGATTTTAACCAGATAGAAACATGAAAAGCAATAAACCAACACTCGAAACGATTGTACGTTCAAGTACTGCCCATTACGGTGGGGGGACTTGGTATTTTAAGGGGAAACCTACCGACAAACGGTACATTGTGGGAAACGGAAACAAGGGATTCACAATGGGCAAGAAGGAGTTTATGCAAGGTGCAACATTAGGCGACAAGTTAAGTGAAGCAATTAAAGACTGGAAACACGTAGATTACGGGTTTCACGGGTTCGGAACGTGGATCAATCCAGAAGATAGGACTGTTTATATAGATCCCATTCACACGTTCGACAGCCTAGATAAGGCTTTAAACTTGGCACAGAAGAACGGAGAAACGTGCATCTTCGACACTGAAACGAATCAAACCATAGGTGTATAAAATGTATTATTGCTATTCAGGGGCACAGACACGTCATTGCCCAATAGGACCTTTCGAGAGTATAGGTTCGGCGATAGAAGATATTAAAGGTAGTAATAAAGCCTTTATTTATACGGTATTCGGTGTCAATGATGAATTGATTGATCAGATAGGTTCAAAGCCAAATGCCTACAACGTAGGACGGTATATACACCATTCTCCAACAGTAAAAACGGTAATAAAATGAATGCCCTACAAACCATGAAAGCCGATCTCAGAAACCCTAATAAGGTGTACAACCGGCTTAAGTACTTATTCGATACCGCAACATCTGAGCAGGTCAATGCGGGTACAGTCTGGTACGACCAAGCGAGAGAGTACGCAACAGGCTTAGCCATTAAACACGGCTATAGCGTATCTACCGTATGCGCTGTTCTTTCGGCCCTATCCCCTGCGGTATCGTGGAACGTTAACAAGCGAGATGCAGACACCTTGCTAGGACTCGCTGCAGTTGGTGAGACAGACCCGGACAACGTACCCGCTTCAACGTACGGGCCGCAGGTGGAGAAGGCCTTGCGTATTGCTTGGACCGGCAATCCCGACTTAATAGGCAATGGATTAAAAACAGTATCTTTCTATCTTAATATGGTAGGGATTCAGGATAGATCTGTATGCACTATCGACCGGCACATACTAGGAGCAGCAACGGGATCGAGAGACGCAACTCACAAGGATATATCTGTGACATCTAAACGATACTTCGACGTGTCTGCACAGATCAAACGCTTAGCACGGAATCGGAACATTCAGCCGAAGCAAGCCCAAGCAGTTATCTGGCTAACGTACCGGGAACGAATCGGGCTCAACTAACCAATGCCAATAGGCACCAAGTGTACCCATATACTTGACCAAGTGTTTGTATAGGTATTTGAGGGGGGATTTAGGGTAGCCAACTCTTCACATAAACTACACAGTATTCAGTAGGAATATATATATATATACCCTATACTACTTGTGAACGTAAACAAACCGAGACGAAAGATGAGCAATCTGCGCAACAGACTAGAAATCAAAAACGAATTTGAACTACCTTCAAAGTCAAAAGAGAAATCTATACTTTGGGTCGTTGGTTGGTCGATCGTTGGTGCTATCTTACTTTCACACCTGATTCTTATCATGTGCACAGATTTAATACAGAATACATATTCAAACTTGTAGGCAAATCCCTACTTTTCCCCTACTTCCTCAGCCTACGGGGGGAGTGGGGTAAACCCCTACGTGGGTGGGTATGTTACCCCCTCTTAATACGAGCCTCATTTTTTGGGGTCTTTTTTTGGGGAGGGGTGTCCTCTGGCCCAGCGCCACTGCACTGGGTGAAAACGGAATTATCTTGTGTGCCCAGTCGCTTCGACGACGTCACTTATGTGTCCCCTTCCTCTTGGTGAAGGGTTACACGTTAGATGGGTACTTGAGGAGGAGGGATGCCCCCCTTCCAGCAGGTATTAAAAGAGAGTTAAATTTCGCCGCTTCACGTAGTGTGTGGTTGGGGGTACGCCGAATACATCTGCTAAAGGACGCACAGCCTGAGTGCTGCGAACCACGCTATTGTGAAGAGGACTTTATTTTACCTGATCCAACCCGCTCTTTCAAAGGGAAGTGTGCCAGTGTGTACTGCTTGCTGTTCAGGGGACGTATGTAAAGGACCTTCCTCTCGGAGCCAGGGCTTACCGCTTCCTCGTCGGGTTGCCTTTGGTCATCTTCTTATTGAGGGATGCTAGTTCAAGCTTTTCCAGTAGAGTGGCCCGTAATCTGGCTTTCTCCATACGAAACTCTACGTCCG